ATGGTCAAAAATCCCCCCGGGTTTCAGAGGCCCAAACTTGCAGTGCGCTGTAACTCTTGACCCGGAGTTTTACAGCAACTCTGTTTAAACGCTCACGCTGACGCGTCCGGACCTTCCCGACGTTAAATGATTAAGGATGAACATGATTGACACGAACGTCACCGACTCTCGGCCCGTTCTTCGGGAGTTTGGCTACCGTCTGAACCCGTGGCAGGAACACCTTCTAAGCGACATGCTCTCGCACAGGACGTACACGTATCTTGTACACGGGCGACAAACGGGCGGCTCGTATACCGCGCAAGCGCGTATCCTTCTTGGACTACTGCGCGGGGAACGAATTCTTTACGCGGCGCAACTTGGGTCCGTGTCGAGCGAAACCCAAAACGCTTTGGCAGAGAAGATACGGCGTCATCCGGAGTTCGTTAACTACCGCGCCAACGGGAAACGGCGGATAGTGAACACGAAGACGGGCGGCATCGTTTACTTCCGTTCCCTGCACGGTAAAAAGGGCGGCCGGGGCATGGCGGCTGACTTGGTGATTGCGGATACGCCACAGCTGCACGAAGACGTGTACCGTACCATGCTCCCTGTACTTTCCGCTGTCCCTAACGGAAAGCTTATCTGGCTGCGTTCCGTTGACCTTCAACGAGAGTTCCCTAGTCCCTACTGAGGAGGCCGCCGTGGGATTTGATCCTGAGAAGTTCCTGTCTGACGACAAGCCGTCTCCGCGAAAGAAGATGCCTACGGAGGCGCGTCTACAAGAAGCGGTTAAGAACGGTACGCGACTAGACCAGCTTAAAGTACTGAGGACGATGCTAGCTGAGCGGTTCGATGCTGCAAGTCCCCGTGACACTGCGGCCATCGCTCGACAGTTTCAACTCACGTGTGACCAGATAGCCGAATTGGAGGGGGCAGACACGCATGACAAGTTCGACCCTCTCAAGGCGCGCAAGGCACAGTGGGCCGACCGGTTGGCAAGCGCCGCCGATATTCGTTCGTCAAACTTACGTAGACAGTCTCTTCAAGGAAGCCATTGACTTCCTTGGGGACCTAGGGTTGCAGTACGACGAGTGGCAGCAGCTCTGCCTAAAGGAGATGCTAGGCGTCAACGGGGACGGCACGTGGGCTTCGCCTGACTTCGGACTCGTGGTTGGCAGGCAGAACGGTAAGAGTGAGATCGCGGTCGCGCGTATTCTCGTGGGGCTGTTCCTGATTGAGGAGCCGCTGATCCTCTATTCCGCTCACTTGGCGGACACGGCTAACGAGATCTTCCTGCGCCTCGTGGGCATCCTCGGGGACAAGGATGACGAGCATAACCCGAATCGCTGGCTCCACGAGCACATCAAGCATGTGTGGTTTGCCAACGGTAAGCAAGGAATTGAGCTTAAGAACGGGTGTCGTCTGAAGATCAAGACGCGCACCGGTGGAGGCGGCCGTGGGTTCACGGCGAATTGTCTGATCCTTGACGAAGCCATGGTACTGTCACACTCGTTCATGGCCGCTCTCGGGCCTACACAGTCCGCTGTGACCAACCCGCAGATGATCGTTATGGGAAGCGCGGGTACGCAGGATTCCGAAGCCTTCGGGCATTTGCGGATGCAAGCTCTCGCGGAAGGCGCGCAAGGCATCACGTGGATGGAATGGTCCGCGAGCCTGTGTGATGACTACTGTGAGCCGGACTGTAGCGAGCACGACGAGCCTTTCTCCGAAGAGACGTACGCGAAGACGAATCCTGCCTACGGCATTCGTCTTATGCGCCAGGCGATCGAGAAGGACCGCCGTAACCTGGACTACGGAAACTTCATCATCGAGCGTCTCTCCGTAGGAGACTGGCCGGTGGAGATTGACGAGTTTGGCGTCATCTCGCGAGCCGATTGGGACGCAGCGGTAGACGGCAGCTTGGTCCACCGTGGCGACATCTGCTTCGGCATTGCGACTGACCCGAACCGTGCGTTTTCTGCGATCGCGGTAGCGGGTTACGCCGATGAGGAACAGACGCAAGTGCTTATCGAGGTTACGAGTGCGGATGAGGTAGACGTGCGTCCGGGCACGCGCTGGGTGATCCCTCGCTATAAGGAGATCTTGAGCCGCGTGGAGCCGAAGGGCACAGTGATTGACGCTAAGACGCAAGCAGGGTCGTTCATTGAGCCGTTGGAGCGTGACGGTATTGAGGTGTACTCGCCGCAGGCGGCTGAGTATGCGCGGTACTGCGCCAAGCTGAAAGCCGGTATCACAGGGCTGAAAGGCGAGCCCCGGTACATCTGGCACCTCGGACAGACGGAATTGACTACTGCTGTTGCGGGTGCGAGTGAACGGAAGTTGGCGGGTATGTCGGCTTGGGCGAAGGCGACGGAAGCGAGCAACATCGTTGCGCTGGAAGCGGCCACGCTCGCCCTACTTGGACTAGAAACCATCGAGGATGAAGATCTGTGGGTGGTTTAATGAGACTCAAAGGAGGTGACCGTGGGTTTCTGGCAGAAGGCTAAGAACTTGTGGAGCTACCGTTCCGCAGAAATGTCATTTACGGACCTTCTCAAGTACTATGGCTCGTTTGGTCACTGGGGTGTGGTTGGTACCAGCCCGAACACGGAAGCCGCTCCCCGCGACTTTGAGACTGTCGCCCATGACATCTATATGGGTTCCGGCGTCGTCTACATGGTTGCACAGGCGCGCGCGAAGATCTTCAGCGAGGCTAGGTTCAAGTGGCGCAGGGTCAACGAGCCTGCCACGCCGTTTAACCTCTTCACCTCCCGTGGCCTAGACCTACTTGAGAGGCCCTGGCAGAACGGCAGTACGTCCGCATTGCTCATGCGAGCGATTCAGGACGTGGACATCGCCGGTAACTTCTACTGCGTGCGTACGACGGATCATCAGAACCGTCCCCGTCTTCGTCGCCTTCGTCCCGACTGGGTTGAAGTTGTGCTGACGAAGGACCCTACGGTGGCCACTGAGGTCGACGTTCTCGGTTATGCGTACTACCCTGGCGGTATCGGTAACGGCGAGCCGGAGTACTTCTCTGCGGAAGAGGTAGCGCACTGGGCTCCCGATCCGGACCCTCGCGCACAGTACCTCGGCATGTCCTGGCTTGTGCCCGTTATGGAAGAAGTCATGACGGAGAAGGAAGCGCAGAAGCATCGGCGCAACTTCTTCAGGCGCGGAGCGCAGCTAGGCGTGGCTGTTACGGTCACGAAGGACAAGGCGGTTACTGCCGACAAGATGAGGCAGTTCAAGGAGGAGTTCCTTTCGAAGCATCAAGGTGCGAGGAACGCCCACGAGCCGCTATTCCTTGGTCCTGGCGCTGACGTTAAGATCATTGAGGCCGACCCGTCCACGTGGGATACGCGGAGCATCTCCGGTCTCGCGGAGACGCACATTGCTGGCGTAGCTGGCGTTCCGCCGGTCGTGGCGGGGCTGTCTGAGGGTCTAAGCGGCTCAACGCTGAACGCGGGTAACTACAAGGTGGCGGCCCGTGGTTTCATTGACCGGACTATCCGTCCTCTGTGGCACAGCTTCGCTAACGCTATTGAGCCTCTGATTGATCCGCCGAAGCCACGCAAGGGCAACGGGTCTCCCGCTAGGCTCACCGTGGACGAGCGCGAAGTCTCGGTGTTGAACGATGACCGCCTTGAAGATGCGGACATCATGGGCAAGCACACGACGACGTTCAACACGCTTATCACGAACGGCTGCACCTTCGAGTCTGCGCAAGAGTACATCGTTACGGGTGACTTCACTGTGCTGAAGGACAGTGGTTACAAGAGTGTGCAGCTCTACAAGCCGGGTGAGCTGTTGTCGGAGAAGGACAAGGCGAGCACCGAGGAATCGGATACGCCGAATAAGACTGGTGGCCTTAAGGAGGGCGGGCAGGTTGATCCTGTCACAGAGCCTACCGTTGAGCCGCCGGATGAGCCTACGCACGACCCCGTTACCCCTAAGACGGGCGAGCAACCGAAGAAGGGAGGGTAAGGATGTCTGAGAAGCACGAGTCCGTGAAGGACGTGTACCGTTCTGCTAGCTCTCCCGTTGAGATGCGGTCGACGAGCGGCACTGGTGAAAAGAACACCATCTACGGGCACTTCAGTCTGTTTCATGATGACTACGAGATCAACAGCTTCTATGAGGGTCGATTTATCGAGAGGATCGCGCCGGGCGCGTTCAAGGACACCTTCGCCCACAGTGAGCGCGGCATCAAGCTGCTGTACGAGCACGGGAACGACCCGATGATTGGCAACAAGCCGATCGGACGTATCACGAAGCTCGAAGAGGACGAACGGGGAGCTTACTACGAAGGCACGCTGTACCGCGTGGACTACGTGGACCAGCTTCGTCCTGCGCTGGAAGACGGCCAGCTCGGAGCGAGCTTCCGCTTCCGTGTGCTTGACGAAGAGTGGGACGAGACTCCTCCTCGTACGGCATCGAACCCTGAAGGGCTTCCTGTCCGTACGATCACGAAAGTTGAAGTGGTGGAGGCGGGTCCGGTCACCTTCGGTGCTAACCCCCGCGCTACCGCTTCTGTGCGCTCCCTTACGGACGCGTACACGACAGACTTGGCCCTGAAGCGTCGCGCTTCAGAGTCACTGCACAACGATGAGCAAGTAAAGGTTGAAGTGGCGCAACTGGATGCGTCCGCCGGTGAAAGCGATTCGAGCGTGCGCAACGATGAAACACTCACATCCGAGGAATCCATTATGTCTGAGAGGGCCGACAAGTCCGCTGAGGACGAGGCTCCCGAAGAGGAGACCGACGAAGCGCGGACTACCAAGTACGACAAGGACGGGAACCCCGATCCTAATGGTAAGTACGACAAGGACGGTAACCTCCTAGAGGGTGAGTCAGAAGAGGACGCGGCCGACGAGGACGAGTCCGAGGAAGAGGCTGAGGAAGAGGAAGCTAAGCGTTCCGTTCCTCAGTCCGACAATGCTAAGAAAGGAACCGCTGTTATGGCGAAGTCCCTAGACGAGCTGCGCGCCGAGATCGCCGAGATTGACGCTCGTAGCGCCGAAATTGACGCCGAAGCTGGTGACACTGCTCTCTCCGCCGAGGCGCGGTCTGAGTACACCGAGCTTGAGGCGCGTCGGGCCACCCTCGTTACCGAGGTCGAGGCCATCGAGAAGCGGCGCAAGGCTGTTGCCGAGCGTTCCGCTCAGGGCACTGGCGAGCGCGCCTTCGGTGCTCCCGCCGTTCACGTTAAGCCTGAGAACGTCTACGACGTTTACGCGGCTTTCCGTGGTGCCTCCACTGAGGGCGACGTTGTTCGCGCCATGAAGGACAACGCGAAGCGTATCGTTGAGGAGCGTCGTTTTGACGGTTCCAACGTTGCCCGCGAGGACAACCAGGCTCACGTTAGCGAGCTGCTTGCCAAGCACGACAAGGACGGCGCTGTTTCGCGTCACCTCATGGTTACCGGTTCTCCCGAGTACCAGCGCGCTTGGTCGAAGTACATGAACTCCAAGGGCATGCCCGTGCTGACCTCTGACGAGGCCCGTGCGCTTGAGCTGGGCGTGGACGCTAACGGTGGCTACAAGGTTCCCTTCGACCTTGACCCCACGGTTATCCTCACCTCTGCTGGTGTTATCAACCCGCTTCGCGAGATGGCTACCGTCAAGCAGGTCGTGGGCAAGGAGTGGCAGGGCGTTACCTCCGCTGGTACCTCTGTTACCCGCGCTTCGGGCGACGGCGAGGGCGAAGCGGTTACGATCCAGAGCCCCACCTTCGGGCAGGTTCGTGCGAACACCCAGCGTGTCGACTTCCGCGTTGACTTCTCGATCGAGATCGACGCCGCCGACCCGGCGAACATGTCCGACCTCGTTACGCTGCTTCGCGAAGCGAAGGACGCTGAGGAAGCTGACACCTTCGTGACGGGCACCGGTAACGGCCTCACGGGTGTCCAGGGTGTCTCTGGCGGTCTGCCGTCAGGTTCGAAGATCGAGCTGACTTCGGCGTTCTCGTCCGACCACCTGTATGACCTGGACGACGCGCTGGACCCGCGGCACCAGGCTAACGCTCAGTTCCTCGCTCGCAAGTCGACGTACAACCTGATCCGTCGCCTTGGTGCCGACACGGACGGTGGAGACCTGTGGGTGCGTCTGCCCGGCGCGAACCCGAACGAGCTTATCGGCTACCCGGCGCGGGTTGCCTCGCACATGCCTGCCTATGAGGGCGCTGGTAGCACCACTGACCCGTTCCTGATCCTGGGTGACTTCTCGAAGTACCTGATCGTGGACCGTATCGGTATGGTCATGGCTGTTGACCCGTTCACCGTGAACGGCGACGGCAAGCACACCGGTCAGCGCTCGCTCGTTGCGTACTGGTGGAATGGCGGGGTCATGATCGATGGGAACGCCTTTAGGGGTCTCGTCGACGCTGCGTAAGCACTAGGCAATTAGGAGAGACGTGGATACGTGCAAGCTGGATGAGTGCGGTAAGCCCGTACATTGTAAGGGGCTGTGCCCCATGCACTATCAACGCCAACGTTTGACCGGCACAACTAATCCCCGGCCCCGCCTGACTGACTCTGAACGGTTTTGGGCGAACACGCGCCGTGAAGGCAACTGTATTGTGTGGATTGGTGGTCGGCATCCTTTGGGCTACGGGTATTTCGGAGCGCAAGGGATCAGGTATAGAGCGCACAGGTGGGCGTGGGAAGAGGCCAAGGGTCCGATCCCTGACGGCGCAGTCATCCATCACATGTGCAGCAATAAGCCTTGTGTCAATGTGGAGCACCTTGAGTGTACTTCTCAGGCTGCTAACGTGGCGGAAGCACTTGAGGTCCGCAAAGTACATAAAGGTAATCTTGAGATGTTGGGGTGTGCATCCAGTTTGTACGTATCCACTCTTCCCGAGCTAGTCCCTACGCCACCTAGAGAGGAGACAACCTATGGCGAAGCGCGCTAAGAAGTCGTTCGTCGTTGAGGGGGGAGGCCAGTACTTCACGATCCACCCGAACCGTGTGTTTGCTGACGCGCACCCTCTGACATCGACGCATGCGGCCATGTTCGAGAGCATCGCGGAAGAAACCGCTACGGCGCTCGGTACGCCGAACGTTACCGCGTCTGACATCACGGACACCACGGCTCACGTCGAGTGGGATGCTGTTGCTGGAGCTACGCTCTACACGGTGACCACGAGTCCCGCTACGGAGACGTACAACGTCACTGACACTGAAGTGGACCTAGAAGAGCTGACGGCTGAAACGTCCTACACGGTGTCGGTCGTTGCGAAGAATGAGAACCCGTTCAACACGGCGTCTGCTGCGGGCACTGACACGTTCGACACGCTGGCTGAATAAGTCAAGAGGAGGAGCCCGTGGCTGAGTATGTAAGCCTCGAAACCATGAAGCTCTACATCGGTGACACTGTCGATATCACGCTTGACTCAAGGTACGACACCTTGATTCAGGATGCGATCGACAGTGCGTGCGAGGAGATAGACAACCGCACGGACCGTACGTTCTCTCAGGACGACACGGTGTCAACTCGGGAGTTTGATTGCGAAGGCGCGGGCCTCCTTGTCGTGGACGACATCTCGACAACCGAGGGCTTGCTTCTGAATGGCGAGCCGCTGTCGTCGACTTACAAGCTGTTCCCACGTAACGGGATCGTGGCGGGCAAGACGGGCCATCCGTACACCTACATCAAGTCGTGCCGCTTCTTCGAAGGATGCACGTATGAGGTGACTGCCCGGTGGGGATGGGCCGAGGTGCCTGCTCCGATCGTGGAGGTTGCGAAGATGCTTGCGGCGGAAACCTTCTTTGCGAAGGACACTCCCTTGGGCGTGAAGGGCTTCAACGAGTTTGGAGCTATCCGCGTTCGAGAGCGTGCCCACATCGAAAAGAAGCTGGCTCAGTACACGCGTAACCCCTTGGGGTTCGTATGAGCCTAACGACTGTACGAGAGGCGCTGCAACAGCCGTTGAGGGCCGCGCACCCGAACTTCCGGGTCTATCCGAACTTCCGACCGAACATGGTCGTCCC